GGCGGTTGGCGTGACGCAGCTGGTCGATGCGGATGACCTGGTCGAAGGTCTGCATCGCTTCTTCGTTGCCCTCCAGCGTGCGGTCGCCGGCCACGCCGTCGCCTTGCAGGTCGGCCAGCAGCGTGATCACCGCGCGAGCGCCCTTTTCGGACTTCTTCAGCTCGGTGATGTGCTGGATCAGCGATTCCGGGCCTTTGCCCAGGAACCGGTTCACGAAGCTCATGTTGCGGGCCTGCTTCCACAGGTCCATCGACCAGATGGTCTTCTGCTCGTTGGTGAGCAGGCCAAAGTTGGTGAGTGCCATGAGGCACCTCCTTCATGGGAGAAAACAAGACGTATGGCTTTTCAGCCGCCTTGCCGTGTCTCGTCACGACCAACGATGCGTGCGGGTTGCTCTCGTGAACCCTGCCTGAATCCGATGCGCTCGAAGTCTACTCTAAAAAAGACGGCCCGCACAGAGCGGGCCGTTCAAGAGCGCTTGCGGCGCTCGGGAGGAGACAACTGGTCAGGCGGCGGAGAGCTTTTCCTTCAGCGCGTAGCCCATCAGAGGCCACAACTCGTTCTTGGCGTTTTGGTAGGCGACACGCTCGCCGACTTCAGAATCGTCGTTCTCGGGCGATACGCTGACGCTCGGACGGCCGGTGACAGCGAAGCCGCTGCGGGTGGTCAACACGCACCAGCGCAGCACCTGGCCGCCAGCGGATACGTGCTTCACGAAAGCCGTGTTGGTGATGTTGGCGTCGAGGTCGGCAGGGTGCAGGCGCGGGGCGTTGAGGCCCTTGGCCCGGATGAGCTGTTCGACGGCGTCGTCGTCCGTGCGGGGGCTTTGGATGCGTTCCATGGTTCAGGCTCCTTTGAACATGGCGCGCACGATGGCGCCGAAGATGTAGTCCTTGGCTTTCTGCTCCGCGGGCAACTGCTCGTAGGGCACGTAGCACGGGTGCAACTTGTTCTCGGGGTCTTTGTAGGCCCCGTACTTCCAGCCCTCGGCTGCTTTCTGGGCCAGCCACGACTCGTGGCTGGCGCTGGGCGGCGCCTTCGGGTTGTCGATGATGAACTGCACGCCCGTGCGAGCACTGCTGCGCTGCCATTCAGGGGCGTCGTCCCAGGCTGGCTGGCTGTGGTCGCCTAGCGCTGCGCAGTAGGCGCGATTGGCTTCGTGGCAGACGCGGGCGATGCGGTCAAGGTGTTCCATAGCCGTCCCCCGATCAGAAGTCGTCGCCGCGCATGCGGGCGAGGTCGGCCTCGGAGAGCTTGGCGAACTGCTCCTGGCTCATCTTCATGACCGCCTCGGCCGTCACGACGCCGCCCAGCTTGTCGTGGTCGACGCCGACGCCCTTGGTGCTGGGTGGCTGCGTGGCAGCGACCTTGCCATTCTTGGCGCGCTGCGCAGCGGCACGCTCTTCGGCCTTGGCCTTGGCCACGTCCGCCTCGGTCACGCGCACCTCGGTCTTCACTGCTGCGACCTGTTTGGCGGTCTTGGCGCCCACCATGGTCTCGGCAGCCTTCTTGATCGCCTGCGCCCGGGTGTACTTGCCGGTCAGCACGTAGGCGTCGCGCAGTTCGACGACCTCGGCCATCAGGTCGGCGTCGAAGTCTTCGTGGTCTTCATTCAGCACCGAGTACGCCTGCTCCAGGCGCTCAACGGTGTTGTCGTACTGCACGCGCTCGTAGGCCCGCGCCTCGGCTGCCTGCAGCTCGAACGCCGTGCGAGCCTGGTTGATGCCGCGCTCCGTCGTGCGGATCTGCGACATCAGCTCGGCGGCCTTCTCGTGGTCGCCGTCGCTGACGAGCTTGGCGTACTGCTTCTCCATGCCCAGCAGCTTGGTCTCGGCCTCGGCGATCTTCTCGTTGCTGGAGGCGATGGACTCGGCCTGCTTGGTCTGGGCGAGCTGCCGCTCCACCGCTTCGCGCCGCTGCCGCTCCTTGGCCAAAATCTCCGTATGTCGGGCCAGCGGAATGCGGGTGTCCTTGCGCGGCTTCTTGTCGTCTTTCTCCGCCTTCTCGTCGTCCTCGTCGGCGTCTGGGTCTTCGGGGTCGATGTCCTTCTCGTCCTCGGGCGACGGCGCGTCAGCCTTCGTCTTGGGCAACTTGGCCAGGTCGTCCTTCGTGACCTTGGGCTCAGCGGGCTTGGCCGCGTCGTCGCCGGTAGGCGTGAAGTCGTCGCCGCGGTCGACCACAGCGCTGCCACCTCCGCCGGAGTCGTCATCGCCAGCGGGCTTCATGTAGCGGTTGAAGATCCAGTGCAGCTTCATTTCGGTGATCCTTGGGTGGTGGGTTGGGGTTGGCTCGCCTGCTGCACGCGGACCATGCGCTCCGTGGCTGCCTGCTCTTCTTTCAGCCGCGCGTCCTGCTCAGACTCGCGCAGCTTGATGCGCTCGTCCAGGTCCGCCTTGCGCTCGGCAAGGCTGGCTTCCTGCTGGAACTTGCGCTCGTTGATGTCGATGTCGGCCTCGGCCTGCATCATCTTCACGCCGATGCCGTTGTCTTCGGGCGGCGTGATGGCTTCCTTCTGCGCGGCGACGCCCTCCTTGGCAGCCTTCGCCTGCTTCAGGCCGGCGTCGGCGTGCTTCTGAGCAATCTCGGCCTCGGTCTTGCCGACCTCGGCCTCCTGCCCGCGCAACGCCAACTCGCGCTGGCGTTGCGCCTCGGGGCTGTTCTCGCCAGCGCGCATCTTCTCGATCACGCTCTTCTTGTCGACCAGGCGGCTGGCGTTGATCAGCACCTCGTCAGGGATCGCCACACCCAGCTCCTTGAGCGCCACGGCCTGCTCGAACTGGCTGTCTTCCAGGGTCTCGCGCTGCGGGGTCGAGCCGATCACAACGTCGTAGGCGCCCAGCGTCAGGTCGTTGACGATGGTGCCTTCAGGCGTGGCCTCGTTGATCGTGAACGTCTCGGTATCACCAGCGACGCGGTCCTTCGTGATCGTGATGATCCGCTCTTCGGTGTAGAACTCCTGGAACAGGTCCAGGGCGTTGCGGGCCAGGATGAAGTCGGTGCGCACGAGGGCGTCCAGCGGCTTGGCCAGTCCGGTCGTGCCGGCCTGACGCTTCGCCTGGATTGCCTTGGCAGCCACGTCCTCGCGGTCTTCACCGCGCATCGAGTCGTTGACGCCTGAGATGCCCTTGATGTGCTCTTCGGCCTTGTAGGTGACGCGGTCCAGGCCGGTCGGGATCGTGTTCGGGGCGATCTTGACGAGGTCTTTGTCCGGGTCGCCATTCACCTCGACCACGAGGCCGGTCTCAGCGCCGCGCTGCTCCAGTTCTTCGGTGGACATGTTCGTCAGCGCGCCGGACTTCACCTTCCAGCCACTGTTCGCCGTCGTGTTGATGACGTGCAGCTCCTGACTGGAGGTCTTGTTCAGCAGCTCCTGCGGGCCCAGCAGGTTCTCGACCAGGCCGATCGTCTTGCCGTAGCGGAAGTACGGGAAGTACGGGATGACCGTGAAGTGCTTGTAGGGGCTCCACTCATCCTTCAGGACGAAGTTGTCGCAGACCACCACCCACTTGATGCGGTGGACCATCTTGGGCACAACCTGGAAGCCGAACTTCTCGACGAAGAACGCGATCTTGTTGCGGTCCCACTCGGCCGGGATCGGCCGCATGTCGCCGGTCTGCGGCGCAAAGAAGTGCTTCTGGCGGTCCAGGGTGCGGTACTGGCGCTCGATGACGCGCAGGTTGCGCTGCACGCTCGACTGGTCAAACGGGCCGGCGTACATCGGGTTGAACCGGTCGCCGAAGCGGTCGCGGTTCGACTGGATAGAGTCGTAGCCGTAGGGGAAGAAGCTCTGCTCGCGGTTGCGCAGCGCCTCGCCGTCCTCCTTGCCGTACAGGATCACGATGTCGTCGGCGGTCAGCCACTTCGTCGTGAAGACCTCGTTCCAGGTGTCCGGGTCGTACTGCTCGCCGTCCGGGTCGACGATGACGTTCTTCGGGTTCAGGTTCTCGATGACAATGTCGCCCTGCATGTTCTCGCCGAACTCCATGCGCATGTCGAGGAACCCTCGACTTGTGATGGCACCGTCGGCAAACATGTCGCTGCGCTTCCAGTCGAGCTGGTTGCGGTCGCTGACATGCTTGAACAGCTTGGTGAG